CCTTTACATCTAGAATGCGAGGAATGCCACGCTATCTGGGATTTTGATGGATTAACCCTGCCATTTTTAACTATTTTTAATTCCACCCATACCGGCACACCGTCCATGCACAAATATACGTCCGGCATGCCCTCGCCGGATCGGTTTTCAATTCGTTCAAAGTGCGTCCTTTTCGGTAGGTTCTGTTTCAATGATGTCCATAGTGATCGTTCTGTTCTTGGCATCTTCAACCCTCTTCATCTCAGGTTCGGGGAAAGCGTTTGGATACTGCTTTCGTATGGCAGCAAGTCTAGCAACGATGTCTTCTCTCGACATGCTGTCAAGTTGATGCACATGGTTTTGCTCTCGCCTGTCAATGGTCAGACCACCCAGACTAGAGCGTATTTTTTCAGCGTTGATGGCGGCAGAAAAATGTCCAGCCTCTTCAGCAGCGTGGGACAATTCATCAAAGCGTTTAAGTTGGTTGACCAATGTCACCCCATACTTTCGCTCTCGTTCCTCGCGGAGTTCTTTGATAAGTTCTGGCACTTCTGGGAAAGATTTACCGTCAAGAAGTTTAGCTGCATGGTTTCTAGCACTGTCGGCAGCATAACCTGCCTTTCTAGCGCATTCCGCATTGCTGTATCTGCCATCGATATAATACTTGGCAAACTCTCTTTGGCGGTTGGTAAGACCAGCCGGTCTACCACCCTTGCCTATAATGTTTTCTGTGGGTTCAGTCTTTTTCAATGTCAAAAACCTTCTCATGTAGGGCAATACGGGTTGAAAAGTGTGACAGTGGTACAGAAGTGGTACAGCTACAACCCTTGTCCAGTAAGCGTTGTATCACTTGTACCGTTTGTATCACCTTTTTCAAAAAAAATAAAAAATTTTTCTTCAACCCAAAAAAAACCTTATATAGATGCATTTTATGCTTTGACTATATGGGATAATCTGATAGAGTCTATCCCAGATAACAGGCATATTATAAGTGACCGTGGATCGTGGTGCAAGGGAGAAGAACATGAAAGCAGGGATTTACAAGGTTGGATTAAGGAAGCCGATATTGGGTGCGAGGGTTTTGCATATCACAATTAACAATCGGGCATGGCAGAAAGAAGCGTTAGCCAAGCCCATCAAAGTAATGCGGAAAATAAGACTGAAGCATCAAGCAAAGGGAGCGAAGTAATGGGATCGACATTAAACACACCAAGAATGGATCAGGCTTTGCCGGTGATCCAGACTGAATATGCACCGACTCGCGAAGAGTGGGCAGAAATTTGCGAAGGTATCTGGATTGGTGCGCTGGAAGGTGGCAGCAACTACTGGATCGATTATATCCACACAAAAGGCCATGACCTTAAATGCGGTTATACCGTGGTGGATAAAAACTTTGATATCGTAATTCACATTGATGGTGAAGAGGACGAAATCCCAACATATAGAAAAGCATTTGATGTGATAGTTGAGGGTCTCAACCGTCTTGATCCAATGCGCCAGAATTTGGCTTACACAGATCTAGGTCAGTTGGATGCCAATGATTATGACTACATCATTCAACTGGGTGTATTTGGTAAGGAGGTGTATTGCTAATGGAACAGGTTGATTACAGGTTTGAGGATCACGGTTCGATTTGGTTGTGTCATCCGATGACTGCCGATGCAAAAGATAATTTACGTCAGGCGTGTGATGCTGATGATGCACCGTTCAATATTAGTTGGTGTGATGCCTTGGTCGTAGAGCCAAGGTTCGTGAATGACGTTGCCAAGCAGTTAACAGATGAAGGGTGGGTAGTAGAATGAAAACCAAAACATATGATGTCCAGATCGAAGCGATTATCACCAAGACAATTCGCGTTGGGGCGGTTGATGAAAGTGAAGCGCGTGAAATGGCGCATGAATTATTCAATTCTGATCAAATGTACGTTAAACACGAACAAAACACGTTAGACGTTTCGGAAGTGAGTGATGAAGATCGTTACGAAAAGCCAGCTTGGGTAAAGGGGGATGTAGAATGAGCAAACCTGTTTTTATACACGACTTTGATTTTATGTTCAGTGTTCCTTCTTTTGAGGCTGATCCTGACAAGGTCACGCCTGATGAAATAATTGAGCAATTCAAACGTACACTTGCCAAGATGGAAAGTTGGGAAATTTTTGAGAGGTCAGGACATGTCCAAACCATTGACCCTGACACACATATGACAACGGCAAAGGATTGGGGGTTAGTGGGATGACTTATTTAAGACACATGACCAACGAACAGCTAAAAGCTTGTTTGTTAGGCGACATGGAAAGTTTACGCGATGGCGAGTGGGTTCCTGATGATGACAGCATTGACGCTACGGTTTCAGTGATCGAAGAGGTGTTCAGGCGTATTGACATTTATTCAAACAAGGGGGTAGTAGGATGAAATTTTCAGCAATATTGCGTGTAGCAAAAATCATTGAATGGGCGACAGGAGATGATTACGACAAATGCGCTAAGTGGCGCGAGGATGACCAGTTTGGTTGCATCATTGGCTATGACGATCTTCTCAACATTGAGGATGAAATTCGCACTGCCTATGAACTGGGTGTGATCGATGGTGAGCGTTCTGTAAGTGGGACTCTTGTTGAGGGTGTGCCAGTTGATGACCGCCATGCGTTGTCCAACAAGTTAATCACAAATGCTTTGAAGCGAGGGGACATCCAATGAGAGAGAAACTTTATCGTCTTATAGACAGGGAAACTGGCTTGGGTTTTATAACAACCTTGCCGAACATAATAAAAGAGATCAATCGTGATAGATCGGATGAATGGCAGGATTATGATGAGTCCGATTGGCGCGAAGGATTGGCTGAATTTACAGAATATGATGTGGAGGAAATTTAATGCCGTTTTTATATAAAGATACAGACAATTGGTCTGGGATTAAGTGGTGTGTTCGGACAGTGTACTGGCACGACAGTTATGGTCTTAACGACATGTGTACATATGGCGGTGACTTCAACCCATATGAAAGCCCCGACAATCCATTGGTCGAGTTCTACGACATGGACTCACTGGTCGCTAACACAGAGACAGGCGATGAGGAGCATGACGCAAGGATCAAGGAGCGAGGTCAGTTTGTCAGTCGGTACTATCTAAATACACTGAACGGCACTGATCGGGGAACCCATGCATCCGCGCCACAGTTTGAAGACAACTGGGCTAATGGTTTAAATCTGGATGGTGGCATGGAACGCTGGTCAATATCCGGTGAGTTTTACACCAAGGCTATGCAAGCAGTAAATGCTGATTTTAAAGAGTGGATGGAAGACCAGAACTGGGAGGAGGAATGAACGTAATAGGCGGAATGGTGTTGGCGTGTATGGGTACGCTGACACCAGTGGAGATACATTTAGAAATTTGGTCAACGCATAAATATCTATCCGCTTGCCATGTGGCACTGACAGAGCGTGGTTTTGATTATCCAGATCAGCAGTGCTTTTGTGTTGACGTAAGAAATCTTATGCAAGGAGACAAGTGATGAATAAAAAATGGCTGAATAAATATATTTTGGATGCATTGAAAGAACATGCGCGGGGGAACATTGCCCTGCATAGGGCTAACATTCAAGTCTATCTAGACAACCCTGCTGGGATTGGTGAGCATTCCGATATTCTGGAAGCCATCCAAGGCGAGTTGGATAAAATTGCTGTGCATAGAGATAGGCTGGAGATTTTAAAACTTACCAAGAGGGTCGAGCAAGATGACTGAGCAAGGTATTTCCCTAGAGGAGAGTATGTATGGCGTTGATAAACGTGAATATCTTGAGGACGTAGATTATGGTGATTGCACTCGTCTACATTTTAACAGCTTTGGCAAAAAGTTTGTCATCGATTTGTATTATCAGAATGGTGACCGTGATTTAGCTGAAACAAGTATAGGTATATTTCGTGAGGAGACAGTCAATGACTGAGTGGATATCTGTTGAAGATCGTATGCCGGAGAAGGATAAGTCGGTCGAGTATAAAGCTACGGTGATGGAAGGTCATCCTTCCGAAACCGTCATCCAAGGTGTTGGGAAGTTCGTTGGCTGCTATGTGGATAGTGAAGGCGAAGAGTGGGAAGATATGCATATGTTTGTTAATGACCACCACGGTGGTTGGTTGACCGGCGATGTTCAGTTCTGGAGGGAGGTTGACAATGATAATGCTTGAATTAACTCGCGTGTGCAGGACAAGTGGTCGTGATGATGGGAAGGTTTTTTTGACGGGCGACACGTTTTGTGTCAGTCAATCATCGCACCGCTGGGGCACGTTTGAACGCGACATATGTATCGTGGACAATGGCACACATAACAATGGTGGTTACTGGGTGGCTGACTCTTATGGAAACATTGTGAGTATGATAGAGGAGCAAACTGGACGATGCGCATAAAGATCGGGGATCGTGTTTCAACGAAGTACGGCGAGGCATCCATCGTCACGATAGACGAGGTCAGGCTGGGGGAGAAGTATGGGCATGAGGTTTTTGAAGCAAACCTTGGTTCGGCGTCCTCCATCCTGCGAACGAGGTATGTGGTGGATCTGGACAATGGTCATTGGGTGTATGGCACAGACATAAGGGAGATAGCCTAATGTGGAAGTATCTTCTTGTTCTGTGCATGGCTACCGATTTTAACGGAGCACCAGTTAATAAATGCTTTAGCACTTTCTCTGTGGAGAGGTACACAACGAAGGAAGCTTGTGTAGCACAGGGGAAGTTGAAGGACATGGAATATTATTTGAGGATGAGGGAGCTCAACGAGGGGCTTCCTATTATAAAAGTAGTTTGTTCACAAGAGGAGGGTATAGTACCGATGAGCAACAAAGTACCGACGTTTGAAGAGATAAGGGAAGCATTGAAGCTGCCCTTGGAAATAACTGTCCGGCATGACGCTATGGGCAGGGTCATCAAGAAGAATAATTATTCTGATGTGAAGAAAGTGAAGAAGACAAACCCGAAGGGAGCAAAGTAATGTCTAATGGTAAGAGAGTGACTAGGGATATGCGTATCAAACTTTTGGATATGCATAACAAGTTGAAGGCTATGTGTAACATGATCGAAGAGACTTCAGACTGCAATTTGTCTGACGTTAGGAATCTGCGTGAAGCTGTTTGCATGTTGCATAGCGAGTTTGATTTTGCACCAGCTACTAACAATTCGTATTACTGGGGTGAGTGGGTGTTGAAAGAGGACGTTAAGGAAGAAGAGGAGGTCGAAGAGCATGGGTAGAATGAAGCAAATGGCGTTGGAACTTGAAGAGCAATTCATGGAAAAAATGCTTGAGGTCGCAGACCGGAGTGAAACTTATCTTAGTTTCACTTCGGAGATGGAAGGTCACATGGACATGGTCAGTCATTTAAATCTATCTGACGTACATGACATGATGGCAGAGACATGGGGCGAAGTCCAAGAGACCGCAGGTAAAGAAGCCTACGGGAACGTGGAGGTCTATGATGGTGATTGAGGCTGGCGACGGCACATGGCAAAAGCGGTTGGACGCAGGCCAGTGTCCGAAGTGTCGCCACAAACTTGAATTTTTTACCACAAAAAAATTAAGCTTACTGGTGTGTCCGCTATGTAAGCTAGAAATAATCTCAAGAGATCCGAAGGAGATCCCGATGTTAGAAACCAAATTGATGCCAAGCGAAGAAGATCTTTGCGCCACACCGGAAAAGATGTATTGGTCTGATGCGGTAAGTATAATAGAAGATGTGATCGAAGACTGGTTGAACGATCCAGAGCCAGTGGGTAAGGACACGGAAGCAGAGGTGCGAGAAGCATGGAAAAGAATTTTGCAGGGATAAATAGGATCATCCGCATACTTGACGAAGAGCTCACAGAGTTGCAGACTGCGGGTCTCTACCGTGAAGCAGAAAAAGCACGGAAGAGACTTGAAGTCTATCTCGACATGCGGGATAGAGCTAATCTGATAGCGGAAGGACTGCCCGATGACGAAGAACGACAACGATAATGTTGTGCATTTTCCTAGAAGGATGGAATTAAAAAAAGATCCAGTGCCCATCTTGTGTGAAATCGCAGGTACTATATTCAAGGATGTGGTCATACTTGGTACGGCGGAGGACGGGTCTATCAAAATGGTTACGACGCAAGAGGATGTTGCGGATATTTTATTTTATTTGGAAGCTGCAAAGTTTTCTATTATGGAAGGTGGGCTATCAGAGCCTGAATAACGGGGCAAAGCATGAAATTTAAATACAAAACCAAACCGTATGAGCACCAGCGTATTGCGTTGGAGCGTTCATACGACAAAACCAATTACGGTTATTTTATGGAGATGGGTTGTGGCAAGTCTAAGGTTCTTATCGACAACATGGCGTGGCTATACGATCAGAAAAAGATCGATACAGCCGTCATCGTTGCACCCAAAGGTGTGTACCGCAACTGGCAGATATCTGAAATACCTGCTCATCTACGAGAGGACATTGAACACGAGGTTTATGTTTGGAATCCGAACCCAAACAAGGATCAACAAAGGCACCTCAAGGAAGGTATTGAGGAGCGTAAGAAGCTCCGCATCCTCCTTATCAATGTTGAAGGTTTCGCAACAACCAAAGTACGAAAGTACATGGAGATGTTTATTCGCGGATCGTCGTTTCTACTTGCGGTTGATGAGTCAACAACTATTAAGAACCCAAAAGCCAAGAGGACTAAAGCTCTGGTTGCAATTGGTAAAAGTGCATCGTTTCGCCGTATACTCACAGGATCGCCCGTTACGAAATCACCGATGGATCTTTACTCGCAATGCGGATTTATGGATACCAGACTCTTGGGGCATGACTCCTACTACTCGTTCCAAGGACGGTACGCCATCACACGAACTCAACGGATGGGCAGTCACAGTTTTCAGCAGATTGTGGGATATAGAAATCTTGAGGAGTTGTCTACCAAACTGGATTGTTTCTCGTATCGCGTGACCAAAGAGGAAGCGCTGGATTTACCCGCCAAAATATACACAGTTCGCGAGGTAAACTTAAACGAAGAACAGCGGCAGTATTACATGTCCTTGAAGAAGGCAGCTATCGTGCTCCTAAACGACGGTGAATTGGTGTCCGCACCGGCAGTGATGACACAACTGCTGCGATTGCAACAAGTGTTGTGCGGTCATTTGAAAACAGACGATGGCGACTTGGTAGAATTTAAAACTAATCGTATGGCTGCGCTGCTTGAGACCGTCGAGGAGATGTCAGGCAAGGTAATTATATGGTCGAGGTTTAGGTACGACATTAAAAAGATCACCGAAGAGTTGAAGAAGGTATACGGTTGCGACAGCACGGTAAACTATTTTGGGGACACGAGCGACGCTGACCGGCAAGTTGCGATCCGCAGGTTTCAGTTTGAGGATGCTAGGTTTTTTGTAGCTAACCCTCAAACCGCAGGTTTTGGTCTTACTCTAACCGCTGCGACTAATGTAATTTATTACGCCAACGATTTTAATTTAGAAACTAGGATTCAGTCTGAGGATCGGTGCCACAGAATTGGTCAGCATCATCCTGTGACTTACGTTGATCTTGTGACCCGGGGTTCGATTGATGAATACATTGTCCGTTCCCTTCGGGCGAAGATTGATCTTTCAGCGAAGACCCTTGGGGAAGAAGTTCGTCAATGGT